ACCAATGTCAATGTCGCATCAGAGCAATTGAATGGATACACAGTATTTAACTATCCTGTTTCAATGAAAAATGGATGGAACTATGTAAAGCAGCAGTTAAATGACAACCGAGATTATATCTATGATATGGATTTGCAATCCACAGAAGCCTATGTCAACAGCGAATATGCAGTAGCATTAACAGAATTGGAGGTATGATTATGTTATATAGAACATTATTAAAACTTAAAGAAAGAAATGGACTTACAGATGATTTAAAAAATAAGATTGATGTGTTTTTTGCAGTTGGGAGAATCACGGAGGAACAGTACAATGAGCTGATGGATGTTAATAAGGAAGAAGAATCGAAAGCAGAAACTAACTAATTAACTAAAGAAAGCTTAAGATCACTTATATATAAGTGATCTTAAATTACAGAAATATAAACTGCAAAAACCTGTAGAAGGAACTATATATGCAGAAGTATTAAATTTCATAGATGCATTAGGCATGTCGTTTCTTACGGTATTATTTGCTATCGAGGTGCATTATTTTATTCTAGAGATGAGAACATTGAGATTAGAGACTTATGGATTAAGGACACATATATTGTAAAAAAGGGTAGATAAATCTGAAGGTTTTATGTATCGGTTGTCATACTCAAGACTTTCACCAGAATTAAGAGATATGCTACTTTGCTGCTCTAATTCCTGAAACCGAGGGTTTTGCTTGACATAGTCATATGCTTGTGTATCAGAATAGTACTCTCCGTATGGAATTTCAATTAAACCTAAACGCAATAAATTATCTATAGACGCTGCACATTGCTTGATAGAGAAATCGCTTATCCAAGAGCAGTGAGATTGAATAAGTAAAGAACCACCTCCTGGAAGCTCCTTTTCCAAATCGATAATAGGTCGGAGTTGAGAAGACATTATTATCTGAAATATATGGGCATCTATTGGCGACATTTGCTTGATTATTTCAACAAATGAAGGGTGAACAGTATCTTTTGTATCACTGATCATAGATTTTGCAAGGAGATTAGCATATAGATTACGTAATTCATCACTATTCATAGCATAGGAAATAGCTTGTATTGCGGGAATTGCAACGTATGGTTCTGGCTCAACGATTTTATCAGGGTCGACTTTATTGAGTTTTTCAGTAAGTAATTTTTTTGTTTCATCAACGCTGTATTCTCTATTTAGGATCCATTTGTCGAGTCCAGAAAAAGCCGCATTAATAGCCCGTGGTATTCGAGCAAGCATTTTACCTGTTTCTTGTGCAGAAGGTTGGAGTGTATCGTGGTATAATTCAGGAACTGTTTTGAGTGCTTTCCCAAGTTCATTTTTCATAAAAATTTGTCCTTTCAAAATATTTTTGATTACATTATACAAAAAAATAAAATAATATCAATAGATAAAAGGTGGTAGACAGTATGTTTAAAGCGATAATGTGTTTTTCAGTAAGAGAAAAAGTGAAAGTATTAGGAGGAGGGAGTACCTTAGATATATTGACACTTACAACAGCGATATGTAAAGCAGTAGCTGAGAGGATAGAAAAAGAAAAAAATATAAAATATGAAGACGCTATAAAGTTTGTAATAAGTAGCATTAATGAGACATGTACCGAATTAGAAAACACGAAAAATGATCATAAGAAATATATCGTATAAAGGAAAACAGCCCCTTTAGGAGCTGCTTTTAAAAATTATGAAAAAATAATAACCCAAGTGAAAGGTTATAAATTAATAATATCATATTTTTATTTATACACCACAGAGATAATTGTCTTTGTGGTGTATTTTTTCGCTCTCTAGGAGGTGGTTAAGATGAGAGTAAAAGCAAACAAAAGCAAAAAAAGCAAAAAGAAGTTTCCCTGGCGGATTGTACTAGACAACGGAAGACAGATTCCGGTGCCATCGCAATACAATTTTAAAAGTGATTTTATTAGAAGGCATGGCTGTAGTCTTGTCGGATTTTACATGGCACTTAGATTACGAGGTGTGAAGAAAAATATGCAGCAAGTGTTACAGTATGCTCGAAAAAAATTGAAATGCGGTGCAAAGTATCCGCTGACAGAAATTGCGAGGGGAATCAATATGATCTGCCCAGGGAAGCCGGCAGCCTATCACAAGTCTTTGACGACCGAACAATTAAAGGCAAAATTAAAGAAAGGCTATATGATCCTGTTTGAAGAAGGAAATCCGATTCATACGGTTGTCTTATTACGGGACAACAAGACAGGTAGGGTATGGAGGTTTTCGGACGGGCACAAAAACGTAACGACAGTCGAAAAAGAAAACAAGAAAAAATGTACGAACGAGAAGTACAGAGGAATAGTTATCGTGAAATAGGAGGAAAAGATTATGCTACATGAAGTTTTTAAATTATTAGCAGGAAATTCATTTTTTGAAATTTTGTTGATTGCAGTATTCCTGGATACAACTCTGGGAGTACTCCGAGCAATTAAGGAGCATAAGTTCAATTCCTGCGTGGGAATTGATGGAGCAATCCGTAAAGTAGCCATGTTACTCAGCGTAGGCTTACTGATGCTCGTAGACATTATCATGCACATCAATATACTTTTCATGATTCCGGAGCAATACATAAAGATTCTCGGGATTCAGAAGCTTGGTGTGTGCGAATTTTTCTGCCTTTTATTTGTATTGTATGAAGCTGTTAGCATCTTAAAAAATATGACATTGTGCGGGTTACCGGTACCGGAAAGAATCAAAAAATGGATACAAAAATTTTTAAGCGATATGACAGACGAATTACCAGAGGAGGAAGAATAAATGAAGAAAATTAGTGATAAATGTCTAAATCTCGTAAAAGAATTTGAAGGCTGTAAATTGACGGCCTATCGCGATGAAGTGGGAGTTTGGACGATTGGCTATGGAATTACAAACAGTGACTTTAAGATCACGAAGAAGATTATTCGTAAAGGTATGAAAATCTCTAAAGCTACAGCAGAAAAATGGCTAGAAGAATCTCTTAATAAAAAATATCTTCCGCTTGTTTTAGAATATGACAAGCAGTATAATTGGGATCAGAACGAATTAGATGCGCTTGTCAGCTTTTGCTACAACATCGGCAGCATTAAGCAGCTTACTGCAGACGGCACACGCTCAAAAGCTGTAGTTGCATCTAAGATACTTCAGTACAATAAAGCTGGCGGTAAAGTTTATCGTGGACTTACAAGGCGGAGAAAGGCCGAGAGAGAATTATTTCTCGCAAAAGCAGCACCGGAAAAGAAACCGGTAAAAAAGAAATCAAATGAAACAATCGCTAAAGAAGTTCTGGCAGGAAAATGGGGAAACGGCGCAACTCGTAAAAAGAAATTAAAAGCAGCAGGGTATAACTATGCTACTATACAGAAAATTGTAAATAAGCTGTGTAAAAAATAATCCGGTATCCATAACGGATACCGGAAAAAAGATTATACCATAGCATTTTTATATTTTTTTGAGGGGCAAAAAAAGGGGCAGAATATGAAATTATATGACTTGATTAACATAAGTTTACCCTATAAAAGAGCTTGTATTTAAGCCATTTTTAAACCATATGTAATTTTTTTTGCAAAATAAGCAAAAAAATGTTTTTTTTTTCGCGAAGATATGTTACACTAATCAAGTGTAGGTAAAAGTGAAATCACTGTGTGAGCAGTCAGGTTTCAAAGAAATGGGAGGAAATGTCCATGTACAGTATAGCAATTGATGGTCCGGCAGGAGCTGGAAAGAGTACGATTGCAAAGGCAATCGCAGAGGATATAGGATTTATATATGTAGATACCGGAGCCATGTACCGGGCAATCGCTTTATATTTTTTGCGTAAAGGTATTGATGGACATGACAGGAAGCTCGTTGCAGCGGAATGTCCGAACATTCATGTAACTTTAGAATATGATGAGGAAGGAAAACAGCAGGTTATTTTAAATGGTGAGAATGTTACCGGATTTATTCGTAAAGAAGAGGTCGGGAAGATGGCATCAGTTACTTCTGCTGTACCGGAAGTAAGAGCTGCACTGTTAGATTTACAGCGCAATATGGCGAAGACTTCAGATATCCTCATGGATGGAAGAGACATTGGAACGAATGTCCTGCCGGATGCTTCTCTTAAGATTTATCTGACGGCTTCCGCTGATGTAAGAGCGAAGAGACGTTATGATGAATTACAGGAGAAAGGAACAGAGTGTGATATTGCGCAGATTAAGAGTGATATCATGGCAAGAGACAAGCAGGATATGGAGAGGGAGATTGCTCCACTATGTAAGGCAGAAGATGCCATACTGGTAGATTCCTCAGATATGTCCATTCCACAGGTGATTGATACGATTATCTCCGAATTTAAAAAAATAAAATAATATTGCCGGAGTAAATGATGAAGATTAACATAGCAAAATCTGCTGGCTTTTGTTTTGGAGTAAAGCGAGCTGTAGATACGGTGTATAAAGAGTCTTCTAAGAAGAACGTTTATACATTTGGGCCGATCATTCACAATGATGAAGTTGTCGCAGATCTGGAGAGACAGGGAGTTCATGTTATTAATGACAGCAAGGAGTTTAAGTCTCTTTCAGAAGGAACGATTATTATTCGTTCTCATGGCGTGTCAAAAGCAATTTATGAGGAGATCCTTAATGCGGGTCTTGATTTAGTGGATGCGACCTGCCCTTTCGTGAGAAAGATTCATAAGATCGTTGAGCGGGAGAGTGGGGATGGCAGAGTAATCATTATTATAGGCAATAACCATCATCCCG